ACTATTTGGTCCAGGTGAGTAATAAGTAGACATTCTTAAATCATAACCTGATCTAAATAAGAAGTTTCTTCCTTCAGAATAATCTAAGTTAAACTGTACAGGACTAATAGCATTCCACATTCTAGTTAATGGGTCCCATTCTTTGATTGGCTTACCATTCAAAAGATCATACTTAATTGGTAGATCTTCACCTGGGAATTTTTCAAATGCTAAGTTTCTATTCCTTATAGCATCTTCTATTCCAGATCCTAATTCACGGGTATATGGTGTAATTAGTTTACCAAATTCATTTCTAATACCAGCTAAAGGTATTTGATTATTTAATAATCCAGCTACAATTCTATTAAATTGTCCAGGTCTACCAGCGAATAATTCAACAAACTGTTGCATTCCAGCTAGATAAGACTTACTTGTAAACCCTTGGGCTACAATAAGAGAGATTTTTTGGAACTGATCTTCAGTCCATTCTTCTCCCATTAGTTGACTAGCATCACCTATATCACCAATAGTAGATAGTATTTGGTTAAATGGTTCAAATGAATCATATCCAATCCAAACATCACCTAATTTAATTTGTCTAGGTCTCCAGCCACCATCTATCCACATCTGTCTTTGCTGTCTATCAACAGGACCATTACCTGTTAAGTTACCACTCAAATAAGACCAAGCTCCCATACTGATTACAGCACTACCCATAGATAATCTACCGACTTGTAATGCCTTAGCATTAGCTAGTTCTTCAGCAGAAGTTATGCCATATTTAGCAACAGCTTCCATAGATCTAGGGTTACTTGCATTAGCAAATGCAATATCATTCCATTCTTTAACTAAGAAGTTAAATACAGGTGTATGTTTAGCAGTAAGATTAAGACCATTAACTCCAGTTTTAGCGAATAAGAAGAAAGGTTTTGCCCATGGAGTCTGTTGGAATACTGAGTTTAAACCTGCAGCAAATCCAGTTAGTTCCTGAGTTAACGTTACTTCTTGACGAGCAAACTTAGTAGCTTCATCTATGATATTACCATTACCATCAAATATCTGTGCATAGAAATCTTCTTCATATAGTCTTACTAGTTCAGGTGTAACAGAATTATAAGCTGTTAATACTCCTTTATTCTTAGCATCTATAGCAGAACGTAAGGCTTTTTCTCTCATCTTAGCTCTACCTAAAATATAAGCAAAAGCATCATCAGTTGCTGCCATTATCTTAGTAGAATATGTTAAGAAATTATTATTATTCATATTTCTAGCCATATTTGCCATAGAAAATGCAGCTTTATCTCCAGCTGTAGCCTGATCACTTTCAGAGAATCTTCTTAAGATTTCCCAATTATCATCTCCTCTTGTATATTCAGCAAATCTAGTCTTAACAGTAGCTAAATCTCCAGTCCAATATGAGTTTAATTTAGTTTTAAATACTTCAAATGATTCTGGAATAGCTTGCATCATGCCATTTAATGAAGATAAACCAGCTCTTAAGGTAGTTGTATCACCTGTAAAAGGTAAGCTTATACCAGCTCCTATAGCCTGTGCAAACGGTCTTAAGAAGGTTGCAGTACTTGTACCCATAATAGCTCTCATAGGGGTCTTAGGACCACTTAGAACACTATGTATCATAACTCCTTGGAGTTCTCTTACCATAGCTCCTACCTGTGCTTTACCTTCAATTTCTCCACCACGAATCATTTTCCTAGCCCATTGAGTGAAGTCTTCTACAGAGTTAACTGATTTCATAGAAGAGAATGCTTCAAACAAAGCTAATACTAAATCTCCATCTTCATCTTTATTAGCTATTTTAAGTATAGACTGAATTGTATCTCTAGCATCTTTAACTTCTTGTTGTACTGCTTCTTGTATAGCAGCAGGTCTTCTAGCTCCTAAGTTACGGAACTCTTGAGATAATGTATACTTAGCTCTCTTAGATTCAGAGATAGCTGTAAGCATAGTATCTAAGATTTGGTCAGCTGGTCCATCTATATCTAATAAGTTGTCCCAATTGCCAATCTCCCTACCAGCAATTCCTAGATCTCTTAACTGTTGTAATAATGTAGATACAACTAGGTCACTAACAACAACATTCTGAGCTGTGATAGTAGTGATTTCATCTATCTTTTTACCAGTTATATCAGTAACATCAAACTTAATTGAAGTTTCTAATATCTCTTCTAAGTATTCTTCAGCTGTCATTTCAGCTGCATCACGACCTAAAGTAATACGTTGATGAGCTGCAATAGCATCACCGAATACTTCTATAAGACGTTTCTTATTACCATCTACAGCTTTAAGAACATTCTGAAACTTCTCTGCACTATATAGTTTTGATAAAGTATCTACAACTAACTCTTCAGATAATCCAGATTCTCTAGCAATTCTTTCTCTTTGAACAGGTGTTGATATATTACCTGCAGAACCTTCTTCTGCTCCCCATTCAGTTCTTATTCTTTTGTTACGTTCCCAAACAACGAAAGGATCTTTATCTTGGGATAAATGATTACCCTGATGTCTACCAGCTACGGGTGAGTTTTTACTAGCTCTAAATCCGAACTCATTCTTCCTAAGTTCTTGAATACCTTTTCTTATTGTTTGTAACTCTACACTTTTAGTTCTTTCAGCTACTTGTGCTTTAGCAAAAGAACCACCTTTACCAAGTGCCATTGCTGCACTATCAAATAAGATACCAATACCCATACCTTCTACGATGTTTTTAAATTTCATCATTAAAGGATGGTCTGTATCTCTAGTACTTAATGGTGTATCCATCCAACCATAACGATCTCGCATCATTCCTAATGCGTTCTCACCATCTGTTGTATGAGATATAGTATCAGATATAGCACCTATACCAGCAGCTCTAATAAGCCCCCAGCCAGCCATACCAGTCAACCAAGCAGGTGCAGTAATAGCTGCTGCCTTAGTAGCACCTACTATAGCAGCTGCCATAGTACCAAAGTGTACTGTACCTCTTAGCATTTGACCCCACCATGTTTTAGTTAGGATAGGATCTTCTTCATTAACAAAAGGTGTCCACTCTGGTTGATAGTAACCTTTTTCTTTTTTCTCTCTTTGTACTTCTCCTGAAATTGTATCTATAGCACGTTCAGGGAATGTTTGTATTGAGGAAGCTGTATCTTGAACACCTCCTAATACTGCTGATTTTAATTCTTCAGCTACACCTGGAAGACCCCATTGTTCTCTATTTCTAGGGTCGTCTTGTTCGGCTTGTATTGTAGCATCCTCTACAGTAGCTTCTTGTTGTAACTTATCAGCTTGTTCAATACCTGTTTGAATCCCTCCGAGTACATAAGAAGCTTGGTCTAGTAGTTCTTTATCTACCAGACCTTTTTCTTCATTTTCCATATTTACCTTAGTAATAATTAAGCATAAGCCATAACGTCTTCTAAAGCTACCTTAGCAACTTCACTAGTTAATGTATTTAATTGACGGTAGGGATCATTAGCAAGTTCTTCACCGTATGCTCCCGATACTATTCCATTATAAGCGACTTGTTCCTCGTCAGTAATGTGATTGATTTTTCTATAACTATTATCGAGACTTTTCATACTACCAGATTGATTAGCTTTATGTAGAAGTTTAATTCCCATTAGTTTTTTCTGCATTTTCTCATCAAATACAGCGTCACCGCCACCTAATTCTTCTAAAACTCCTGGTATTTTTAACATTTCCACAAGTTCTTTCATTTGCATATCGTAGATACCTAATCCTATATCATCATTCCAAGGACCATAATTATCTACACGTAATTGTAGTAATTCTCTAAGAGTCATTTGTGATGGATCAAATTCTTGAATTGTTTCAGGTAGTCTAAAGGTACTACTATAGTCTGCATCTTGAACTTGTAGTTCAGTTAGCATATTCTCTGTATTCTTTGGTTCTATAAAATGCTGTCCAGTTTTAGCAGCATTCTGTTTAACAGCTATAAGTCTATGCCCGTACTTATCTTCAATCTTAATGTCTCCTACTTCTCCTTCTCTTAAGTCTGCTGTAGCTTCAGCTCTCCTTTTAAAGAGTTCTCTACCAGTCATATTAGGGAAGTACTTAGCTTTATCTGTCCACCAACCAGAGATAGGTTCACCTTTTTCTTCAGCAGCTAAACTATTTATAATAGCTTCCTCTTCTAAAGAATTCCAATATAATGCAACATCTGCTGGTTTCTCAGTAACACCTAGATACTGTACTAACTGTTTTTCATTAGAAACTTGTTGTTCATAGTTCAGCTTTGCTGGAGGTCCAAATATGTCTTTATCACGCTCTGCTGGATCTTTAGCCGTGATAATAGTATTGAATTTATCTTTGACTGCCTTCATTGCTTTTTTCTTATTATCTTCTTTAGCAGCTAACGTATCTTCTCTATTATCAGCTCTCATTAATTCCTGATAAGTTGCATTATAAAAATTAAGCATTCTGGTTCTAGCTAATCTCATTGTCGGACCTAATCTTTGATCAATTGTACCATGTTCTTTATAGTCCTTTATGATCTGTACAAATTCTGCATCAGCATCTTGTAATTCTTGAGAAGTTAAACCTTCTGAACCTAGTATTTTAGCTTTATCTTTCCAAGCCTGTTGTAATTCTGGTTCTAGTCTAGCAATTAAATCAGAAGATAATAACTCTCCTCTTCGTTCTTGACCTTGAAGTTGAAGTAATGCATCACCTGATCTCTCTGCTCTTGTTTGACCATAATTAGCGAGAGAAGTTAATTCAGCAAAAGCTGGATTAGCTGGAGATAAACCATGTTTCTTAGCTAATTCTGACCATGTTTTTCCAGCTTGTGCTTTTATTTCATCAGTAGACCAGTTCTGTTCTTTAGCTTGATCTTGTATGTTAGCAGTTTGCTGTAATATATCACTAGCCATTTCAGACTTCTCACGCTTTAACTCTTCATTAATATCATTCTGAGCTACGATTCTAAGTTGATTATATACTTCAGGTTTAAGTTCTTCTAAAGTAGTTGTACCACCACCTCTAGCTCGGAAGGGAGTGTTTATAGCATCCTGTAGTTCTCTACCAGATAGGTATCCTTGGTCTACGGCATGAGTAAGTAAATTAGCTGATTTAGCAAATCCCATGCCATTATCTTTACCTCCATCTAGTGTTCTTTCATAGATACTAACTGAACCTCCACTACCAACCATAGCGTTTATACCTTCACGCTTGAATGTAGCAGCGAAAGCTTTAGCATTAGCATCTCTATTATCAGATCTGGCATTCGCTAAAGCTACATCCATGAATTTCTTATGAGTTACTTGAGCTTGTTTATATAACTCAGGAAAGACTTCTTCTCTATATCTTTTCTCCCCTATCTTATCTATGTAATCTTGGTTGAAAGCTGAATAATCTGCTAAGGCATCACGTAACAATACTGCAGCAAAAGCAGCATCTTCTGCTGTAGCATCTTTACTAGTAGCATCCATGTAACTCATGGGTGTATCCATGCCAGGAAGCTGTTTTTTAACACGTAATAATGAAGGGAATATAGCATCAAAATCTTCTGCTATTTGCCACTGTAATTCTCTAGCAGTTAACTCGTCAGCAGTAGCTCTATTCTTTTTAACAAGATTCAGTCTTTGTTGTATATCAAGCTGATCTGATCGTGCTTCGAATAATTCCTTTTCGTGTTGATTGATTAGTTTTTTATTTTGTAAATCCCATTTAGCATCTTTTAATCTAAGCTTTGCATCAATATATTCAAAACCTTTTTCTTTTATGTATAGTTCTTCTTTACCATCAATTATTTTCTTACCTACTAAACCACGATCATTTAATTCATTCCAATGATCTGAAGTAAATTTTCTATATACATAGTCATTAGCATCCATACCATACCACTCAGGTTCACCACCTGCTCTGGATTCTGCTTCTGTTTTTACTTCACTATTACTAAGTATCTTAGCTGTCTCTAAATTAGTCTTATGTACTTGATCGTATTGAGCTATAGCTAAATCTTTTGCTTTCCAGTAATCATATAATTTCTTACCTGAACCTATTAAGCCTACTAAACTTTCTATGTTCTTTTTTTTCCTATCAGCAGCATTTGTAGCCATAGTAATGGCTTCTTCTGTACGTCTAGCAAAATCATTTTTTAGATTATCTATCTCTTTATTTACTTCTTCAGTAAGAGTATAATCTAGTTCCGATGAATAGTTAGTATCACTTATATTAGGCAAATTACCTTGATACTGACTCAGCATCTTGTCAAAGTTAGAACTTGTCATGAGATCACCTCCATGTTGACATCAATTCTATCATAGTAAACTGCTAAGTAACCATCTCTTATAGTTACAGCCATAGGATCTATCTTAGCTACTTCGTTAGCCATAACTCCACGGTATCTCGTTGGTTTACCAATGTAGTTAAACTCATATATCTTATGTCCATCAGGAGATGTACCTACTTGTTTTATATCTTCTTTCATTCTAATATCACTGAACCCAGGCAGACCAGCAATTGTCCCTGGTGCAACAAATAGAGAACCTATAGCCAAACCAGTACTTAACATACCCATAAGTTGACCACTAGTATCTCTACCAGGATCTTGAACTAGAGCACCAAACTCAGGTGTCGTTCCTAATTGTTTTTCATTCTGAGCAAGCTTGGATGTTCGTAATCTCTTCTGTTTTTCTAATAAAGCAGCTTGACCTCTTCCAGCCATCCTAGCTATACCTGAATCTATCTTAGATTCTGCATTTAATAGTTCTAGGTATTTATTTCTACCAGCTGATCTAGCCCCACCACCTTCATTAACATACTGAGAAGCTGCATAAGATTTAGCAAGTTTTTCTTTAGCAGCTAAGCCTACACCTCTTTTACTCATAAGAGCTTGGCGTATATCACTTAGTTGTCTAGACTCACCAATACCTTGAATAAATTGTTTTTTACTTTTAAAATCTGTTTCTCTATTCCAATACTTAATTGCATTACTTTTGTAATTATACACCTTTTCTTGGTGTCTAGCTTTAGCTGCTGCTCTAGCACCAGCATTAGGATCTGCACACACGGCAAAACTCGATAAAGGATAAGTTGTTAGGACCGTACTTGAGTTCCCTCAAGAATTTGAATCCTAAAAATT